GCCCAGCCGGTCCTGATCAATTTGAAGAAGGGGACCGCTCCGCACGACGCGGGCGATCCGCTGCCGACACAGACCTCATCCGCCAGCCACGTCGCTTTGGCGCAGCCTATCATCCTGTCTCAGCATAGCAGCGGCGCGCCGCGGTCGGCTGACGAGCCGCTGCCCACGCTTACCACTGGCGGCGCCGGAGCTGAGACGCATCCTGGGTGCGCCCGGCCGATGCTGGTTGAGCCGTTCGTCGCAGTGGTCGCGCACGGCAATGAACTTGGCGACTTGGGCGCCGATGCTCGCCGCTGTCACAGCCTCAACGATCCGCTGGGGACTATGCATGCGGGCGGTGGCAAGTTCGCCGTCATCGAGCCTTTCATTCTCTCCCAGGCGTCTGGAGGTGAGCCGCGAGCTGTCGCAGACCCCGTCCCGACTATTCCGTGCGGTGGCGCTCACGCCCTGATCTCGCCCTACTACGGCTCGGGCTCGGGCGAGACCTGCCAGCCAGCGACCGAACCGCTTCCGACGGTCACCTCTAAGGGGCGGTTTGGCGTCGTGGTGCCGGTGACCAACTCCAATGGCGGCCCCGGAGCGCGAAGCGTCGACGAGCCTATGCCGACGACGACGACCGCCAAAGGCGGCGAGTTCGCCATCGTCATGCCGGTCACGCACGACGACGGTAGCGACCGCGTACGCGACGCGCTGGCCGATCCGCTTCCGACCGTGACGGGCGCCAACCGCGGCGAACTGGCCTTCATCACCGCCCAGCACGGCGAGCGGGTCGGCCAGCCCCCGCGCACGCACAGCGTCGAGGAGCCGGCTCCCACCGTCGCCGCGACAGGCCACATCGACCTCGTCCAGGCCGCCGAGGGCTACGACATCATGTTCCGCATGCTGGAGCCGCATGAGCTGGCGGCGGCCATGGGCTTCACCAGCGACGATCAGGCCTACGAGTTCGCCGGCACCAAGACCGACAAGATCAAGCAGATCGGCAACGCCGTCTCGGTCGCCAAGATGAAGGCCTGCGTTGGCGCGATCATGAGTGACGCGGTGGAGGACCTGAAGCCCGCGCCTGGCGCTGAGCAAGAGGTGGCGGCATGACCCCCACACAAGCCCGCGTCCTCTCCGCCATCAAGCGCCTGACCACGGATAACGGCGTCTCCCCCAGCTATGACGAGCTGGTCGAGGCCTGCAACCTGTCGAGCAAGAGCCGGGTCCGCGAGATGGTCGCGCGCTTGGCCGAGGACGGCTACGTCCGTTGGACGCCCGGCCGCGCCCGGTCGATCCAGATCATCGACCGCACGACCGTTGACCCGGAGATCGCCGCGACCGCCGCATTCAACGCCGTCGCCTGCGCTCGCCGTGATGGCCAACCCGTCACCAAGGCCAGTCTGTACGCCGCCATTGTAGAAGCGGCTGGAGGTGTGGCGTGAGCGATCTCGATGCCTACCGCGGCCTGATCTCCACAAAGCGCGTGGCCCACGTCCCGACCGGCCTGAAGCATGTTCCCGCGCTTGCGGCCGCCATGAAGCCGCATCAGCAGGTGACGACCGCCTTCGCCCTGGAGACGGGCCGGAGCGCCTTGTTCCTCGACACCGGCCTCGGCAAGACGCTCTGCGCGCTCGAATATGGCCGTGTCGTTGTCGAGCACACCAATCGGCCCGTCCTGATGCTGGCGCCGCTGGCGGTCGCTGGGCAGCACCAGCGCGAGGCGGAGAAGTTCGGCGTCGACGCCAAGGCGATCCGAGAGCCGGACGAAGTCGGCCCGTCTCGCGTCTACATCACCAACTACGACCGGCTGGAGAAATTCGACCCCACACTGTTTGGCGGCGTGGTGCTCGACGAGAGCTCCATCCTCAAGAGTTTCACTGGCAAGACCACGCGCGAACTGATCTCGGCCTTCGCTCGCACGCCGTTCCGGCTCGCCTGCACCGCCACGCCGGCGCCAAACGACCACACCGAGCTCGGCCAGCACTCCGCGTTCCTGGGCGTCATGGATAGCCCGGAGATGTTGTCGCGCTGGTTCCTGGCCGACCAGACCAACATGGGCCGCTACCGTCTCAAGAAGCCGGCGATCAAGCCGTTTTGGGAGTGGGTCGCCAGCTGGGCCCGTTGCGTCGCCAAGCCGTCTGATCTGGGCTTCTCCGACGAGGGCTACGATCTGCCGCCCCTGAACCTGCAACGCCACGTCGTGCGGGCCGACACCAGCGTCGATACCGGCGAGGAGAAGGACGGCCAAGGGCGACTGTTCCGCATCCCTGACACCTCGGCCACGGCGATCCACAAGGAGAAGCGCCACACGCTCGAGGCCCGCGCCGCGGTGATCGCCGATGTGGTGCGCGCCGAGCCGGGCGAGGCCTGGGTGATCTGGTGCGATACCGACTACGAGCAGGATGCGCTCGAGGCTGCGCTCGGCGACTTCGCCTTCTCCATCCGCGGATCAGACACGCCCAACCAGAAGGAGGCGCGCCATGAGGCGTGGCTTGCGGGCGAGAGGCGCGGCCTGATCTGCAAGCCGTCCATGTTCGGCTGGGGTTGCAACTGGCAACACTGCGCCCGCATGGCCTTCATCGGGCTGAGCTTCTCCTACGAGAGCTTCTATCAGGCCGTGCGCCGCTGCTGGCGCTTCGGCCAGGAGCGGCCGGTCGAAGTGCATGTCGCCTGCGCCGACACCGAAGAGGCGATCTGGAACGTCATCTCCCGCAAGGCCGATGACCACGGGACCATGAAGGCGGAGATGGCGGCGGCAATGAGCCGGGCCGCGCGCTCTCACCGCGTCCTCGAGACCTACGCGCCGGCGCTGGCCGCCGAGCTTCCCGCCTTCCTCAGGAGCGCCGCATGACCGAAGTCTTCGCCCAGCACGTCAGCGAAAGCTTCGCGGCCTACAACGTCGACACCGTCGAGTTCACGGCCGAGATGCCATCCAATTCGATCGACTTCTCGGTCTACAGCCCGCCGTTCAGCTCGCTCTACATATACTCGGAAAGTGAGCGGGACATGGGCAACGTCGACGGCGACGAGGCCTTCCAGGGCTGCTACCGGCCGCTACTGGAACAGCTCTGGCGCGTCACCAAGCCGGGCCGCTTGACGGCGATCCACGTCAAGGACCTGGTCTACTACTCCAACGCTTCCGAGGACGGCTCGCGTGGGTTGCGGGACTTTCCGGGCGACTGCATCACCTCTCACCGCGTGGCCGGGGCCGAAGCGGCGCGCAAGGCCAACCAGCGGGGAGGCTGGGCTTATCACGGCAAGACCACCATCTGGCGCGATCCCGTGCGCGAGATGCAGAAGGCTAAACCCGATGGCCTGCTCTACAAGAACTTCCGCACCGACGCCGCGCGCTGCCGCCCTGGCCTGCCCGAATACTTGATCTGGTTTCGCAAGTGGGGCGATGGCATGGAGGACACGCCGCCGGTCCTCCACGACCCGAACGTCTTTCCGGTCGAGATCTGGCAGCAGTGGGCGTCGCCCGTCTGGACGGATACCCGCGAGACCGACGTCCTCAACGTCAAGGTGGCGCGCGACGATGAGGCCGAGAAGCACCTCTGCCCGATGCCGCTCGACCTGACCGAGCGGGCAGTGTGGCTCCATTCCAACCCGGGCGACGTGGTCTATTCGCCCTTCATGGGGATCGGCTCTGAGGGTTGGGCCTCCCTGAAAGCCGGGCGCCGCTTCGTCGGCACCGAGCTAAAGGACACCTACTACCGCCAAGCGGTCAAAAACCTTCGCGAGGCGGAGGAGATCGCCCGAACGCCGTCGCTCTTGGCGACGACTGGAGCGGCCGCATGAGCCGCTGCCGTCCCCGCACCGTCATCTCCGATATGCAGCTCCGCGAGGTTTTGCTGGCCCCTTCGCATGAGAAGCTGTCCGAGATCTCCCAGCGCACGGGAGTGATCCGCTCGCGCGTCCAGCGCCTTCGCGCCGGGGCCGAACGCTGCGCGGTGGTGATGAAGGACCAGCTTCGGCGGGAGGGCTTGCTGCCGTGAGCACTCAAGCCGCCAACGCGTCCGCACCCGCGGTCGCCGGCCCCTCCAACATGGAGGCCGAACAGGCGCTGCTGGGCGCCGTGCTGTTCGACAACGAGGCCTATCACCGGGTCATCGCCATGGAGGCGCGTGACTTCGCCGAGCCGTTCCATGGCCGGCTGTGGGAGGCGATGGAGCGCCTGATCCAGCGCGGCCGCGGCGCTGAGCCGATTGTGCTGATCGACCAGTTCCGCGACGACCCGGCTTTCAAGGACCTCGGCGGTCTCGGCTACCTGGCCGATCTGGTCGATCGTGCGCCGCCCGGCTCCAGCGCCCCGACTTACGCTGAGCAGGTCAAGGAGCTGGCCATCCGGCGCGGCCTGGTCCGCATCGCCGGCGACATGATCGACCGTGCCAACAGCGACCACGAAACCCCCGGCGCCGACCAGATCGTCGAGACCGAGGCCGAACTCTACCGCCTGGCCGAGGTCCGCAGCGGCGCGGCCGGCGGCTTCGTCACCTTCGAGAGCGTGGTGCACGGCGCCGTCGGCATGGCGGAGGAAGCGTTCGCTCGCGACGGCGGCCTAGTGGGGCTTTCCACCGGACTGATCGACCTCGACCAGAAGCTCGGCGGCCTGCATCCGTCCGACCTGCTGATCCTCGCCGGCCGTCCATCCATGGGTAAGGCGCAGGGCCTGGATGCCAAGGTACTTATGGCCGACGGCTCTTGGCGCCGAATGGGCGATCTCCGGCTTGGAGACCGTCTAGCCTCTGTCGATGGCGCGCCATCCCGCGTGGCCGGAATCTTCCCTCAAGGCGAGCGCCAGACGTACCGCGTCACGCTCTCTGACGGTCGCTCAACGACTGCCTGCGGCGACCACCTTTGGCGCGTTGAGAGCGCGAAGTTCAGTAGTGGCGCGCGCACCCTCGCGACCGATCAGCTGCGTGAGATGCTCACCAAGGAGCGCTACCAGCGCCGCATGTCGCTGCCGCTGGTGTCGGGCCACTTTGGCGAGGACCGAGACCTTCCCATCGACGCTTGGCTGTTGGGCGCCATGCTGGGGAATGGGTGCATGTCATCCGGGCACCTTTCGATCAGCACCCCTGACGCGGCGACCCTGTTCCGCGTGCAGAAGGTCGTGGGTCACGACTGCGTCCGTGCTGTCAACGACTACGACTACCGCATCACCATGGGCGAAAACGGCCTGCGGGATGGTCTGCGGACGCTCGGCTTGTGGGGGCTCACCTCTCCCGACAAGTTCATCCCCCCCGCGTATCTGCGCGCGTCCCGCCAGACCAGGCTGGAGCTGCTGCGCGGGCTCCTCGACACCGATGGATGGGTGGAGACCTTCGGAGCCGTCCGCATCGCCCTGTCGAGCCGTCAGTTGGCTGAGGACGTTCGCGACCTAGTTCGTTCCCTGGGCGGCGTCTGCCGCATATCGCAGAAACGCCCCAAGTTCACGCATAGGGGCGAGGTTCGCGAGGGGCTGACTAGCTACGTCTGCAATCTGTCTCACCCCGATCGCGCGTCGCTGATTAGCCTGAGGCGCAAGCAGCGCCGCTGCGAGCGGGAGATCAGGTTCCGAGCCCCCACGATCATTTCCATCACCCCGGAGAAGGTCGAGCCGGTCCAGTGCATTCGCGTGACCCACCCGTCGTCGCTCTACGTGACCGACGACTACGTGGTGACCCACAATACCGCACTGGCCACCAACATCGCCTTCCACGTCGCCCGCGATGGTGCGCCGGTGGGCTTCTTCTCGCTGGAGATGTCTGGCGAGCAGCTGGCGCTCCGCATCCTGTCCGAGGTGTCAGGCGTCTCCGGTGACAAGATCCGCAAGGGTCAGACCGACGCCACCGAGATCGCCCGTATCCGCGACGCCGGCGAGGAGATCGCCCGCACGCCGTTGTTCGTCGACGCCACCGGCGGCTTGCCCATCGCCAAGCTCACCGCCCGCGCCCGCCGCCTGAAGCGCCTGCATGGCCTACGCCTGATCGTGGTCGACTACCTCCAGCTCGTCACCGTCAGCGCCAAGCCCGGCGCCAACAGGGTCAACGAGGTCTCCGAGGTCACCATGGGCCTGAAAGCCCTAGCCAAGGAGCTTGGCGTGCCCGTCATCGCCCTGTCTCAGCTCTCGCGCCAGGTGGAGAGCCGCGACGACAAAAGGCCCCAGCTCTCCGACCTGCGGGAGTCCGGCTCGATCGAACAAGACGCCGACGCGGTGATGTTCGTTTACCGCGAGGCCTACTATCTGGGCCGCGCCGAGCCGCGCGAAGGCTCGCCCGAACACCTCGAATGGCAGGAGCAGATGGATAAGCTCCGCAACGAGGCTGAGGTGATCATCGGCAAGCAGCGCCATGGTCCCATCGGAACGGTGCGCCTCAGCTTCAACGACGACACGACCAAGTTCGGCAACCTGGGACGGCCCAACCATTTCGCCGCCGCCGCGCCGCTCAACCCTCGCTACAGCTTCGGTGCGCCTGAATGACGGCTCCGCTCACCCCGCCCGAGTGCGATCTCCGCGGCCTGCAGTTCATGCCGCTCGATGTCGTGCGCCTGATCGACAGCGACCTGTTCGCCTTGTCGAGCGGCGACGAGTTCAAGGCGGCGGTCGCCCTGTGGTGCAAATCCTGGAACCAGATCCCGGCCGCCTCGATCCCGACCAACGACCGCATCCTCGCGCGCCTGGCGTGCGTGTCGCCGGGCGAGTGGGAGGCGGTGAAGGAGGTCGCGCTCCGCGGTTGGGTCGAGTGCGATGACGGGCGCCTCTACCACCCCATCGTGGCCGAGAAGGCCCTGGAGGCGTGGGAGGAGCGCACCGAGTACCGTGCCCAGCAGGCCAACAGCGCCGAGCGCAAGCGCCGCGAGCGCCAGGAGCGCAAGGAGATGTTCGACAGCCTCCGGGCGGTGGGCGTCAGCTTGGCCTGGAACACGCCCACTGCCGATCTTCGCGCCGCCGTCGTGCGGACCCACTCCGCAGATGAAGGCGTGTCAGCGGGTTGTGACCAAGATGAACCTGTCACTGTGACGGGTCGTGACCGGTCACGCGTAGGTCACGGCGACGGTCACGCACTGGTCACGGCTAAGACAGGGACAGGGACAGGGACAGGGACAGGGACAGGGATAACTATATCGGATGCTAACGCATCCTCAGGCGCTTCGGCCGAGCCGAAGGCGCCGGCGCTCAATCCGCAGGTCACAACGGGATTGACCGAACTGCTGGCCGGAGGCGTCGAGCACCTGCGGAAGAAGGCCGAGGTTCAGACCGCGTTCGACCAGTGGAACGCGCTGGCCAAGCGCCTGGACCTCCCGGAGGCCCGCAAGCTCGACGAGGCGCGCGAGAAGGCGATCCGGACCCGCCTTCGCGATGGCGGTCTGGAGGCTTGGTCCCAGGCGCTCCAGGCGGTCGAGCGCAGCAAGCACTGCCGCGGCGAGAACGACCGCAACTGGCGGGCCGACCTGGACTTCGTCTGCCAGGCCAAGTCCTGGCGGCGCCTGCTGGAGGGGTTCTACGGCGCCGACGCCGCGCCGCAGGCGACCGCAGAGGCCCAGGTACCGCCTTTCCCGCACCCCGGCATCCGCAAGTACGTCCTGGAGGCCGTCAGCGGAAACGAGGGCTGGGTGCGCTCTTGGCTCGACACCTGCGAGTGGCTGGAGGGCGAAAAGACCGTCTTGTGTCCGCGGGCGATGACGGTGGCGAAGCTGCGCGAGCACGCGCCGGGGCTTGAGGCCCGTGGCCTGACGCTGGCGGTCAAGCAGGCCGATGGTGAGCAGAGGAGCGCGGCATGACCGACGAAGAGCTTCTGCGGTGCTGGAAGCACATAGCTGACGGCGCCCTAGTGGCTGCTTGCCTGGCGGACCCAAAATCGGATCGCAGCGAGTTGGATCGAAACGGTGAAATCTGGGCTGCTCGTCAGCGAGTTGCCCACCTTCGTGGCTTCGGCGAGTTGCCCAAGCCGATCTGGGCCAACCCCCCGATCCCCAAGACCAAGAGATCAACCATCAAACGCAAGCGGAGGGCTGCATGAGCTACCCATCGAACGAGGCCGACTTCGAGCCTCAGAACCCCGACGTCCTGACCGCCACCGCCCAGGGGCGGCTGAAGAGCTTCATCGAGCGGATCGAGCGCCTCGAGGAAGACAAGGCCGGCATCGCCGCCGACATGAAGGAGGTCTACGCCGAGGCCAAGGGCGAAGGCTTCGACGTCAAGA